TATGGATATAACTGCCGACACAGCCATCATGTCTGGTTTGAAGGCGCGTCCTCCCTTCCGGCTTATCAGCCACAGCCCGGGCCAGTTACTGTTGGCGGGAAAGAATATGATTATTACGCCATGACGCAGCGGTTGCGGGCAATGGAACGGGGGATCAGGGCGCTGAAGCGGGAAAAAGAAGCCCTGGAAGCCCTGAATCTGGACAGTACGGACATTAAAGCGAAGATCAGGGCAAAAACAAGGGAATATCGCGCCTTCTGCAGGGCCTGCGGAGTTCCAGAGGCAACCACGAAGCTGCGGTATGAGCGCGGGACCTCCGATCTGAAGAAGACACAGGCGTGGAAACGGTATGAGGCGGTGAGAAACGAGGCCAGGGCAGTGGATGAAAATAGTGACCCGGAAACGCTTCGGCGTAATCTGGAACAGATCCGAAACGAACTATCAGAATATACGAACCGGAAGAGCAAATGGAGTGGGAAAGTTATTGTTGACAATGCGAAATGTGAAGAAGCAAATGTTTCTGGTGAGAAAGAGTGGAACTGTGATATACTTTTAAGGAGTGATGCAGATCCTGGAACGAGATGGCATGAGATGCTACATTCCTGTTCCGCAAGCCATTATTCTCCGGAAGATTACTATCGATTTTCTGGAACGGAAGAGGCTGCTGTGGAGTATCTGACACAGGAGATTTGTATACAGCGTGGTATTCAGCATACAGCGACCTATACGAAGTATACGGATATACTGCGGGCTGTTAACGGCAGGATGAAATTTGCAGAAACAGACTTGCAGTTTGCCAAGGACTTTTTTGCGGTGGAGATGCCGGAGCGGTATACTTGGCTGCGGGATAAGGTTTCGGATTACCTGATGCATTCCGAAGCGTCTGTAGAGGATGTGATAGAAGTGATGGATTTCATAGCAGGTTTGGAGGAATTGCCGTGAGCGAAAAGGGAAAAGAACTGGCTGATCGGCTGATCTGGCGGAAAATGAGAGGGAAGGAAGAATGGCTTGCTTTTGAGAAAGAAGTACGAGATTTCCTGAAGAACGAAGCGACACCAGAAGACAGGGAACTTTTGGGACAGTATATGGAAATGCTTTACATGGTATGCCGGGGCTTCGAATACTCTGAGCAGCAGAAAGCCAATCAGGAGAAGACGCGGGAGACGGAAGGCGAAAGATAAGCTTGCATACGATATTCCTATATGTTATAATATGGGTCAAAGATATGATTTCCGCTTATGGAAAAGAGGGGATGCTGGTGCGGGAGTATTGGTATAAATGCCCGAAGTGCGGATTCCCACGGATGCTTAAGATCAGGCCCGATACGAGAGTATATAACTTTCCCGGGTACTGCAAAAAGTGTAAGCAGGAATCCATTATCAATATAGACAACAGAGCCAAGAGCCGAATAGTTAATTCCGAGTGAATTAATTACGCGGCTCTTTTTCTTTTGTCTGACAAGGCTTCTCGACGGCCTTGGGTGAACCCGGAGGCTGATGGACCTCGTTAAAAAAATCGTTAAAAGGAGATCGAGATGAAAAGAGAGGAACTGGAAAGACTGGGGCTTACGAAGGAACAGATCGACAGCGTGTGCGATCTGAATAACAAGGACGTGCAGCCATTGAAGGACGATCTGCAGAAAGCGCAGGACGATCTGAAAGTTGCGCAGGACAAGGTTACCACCACGGAAGAGGCACTGAAAAAGTTCGACGGCGTTGATCCGGAGAAGTTGAATCAGCAGATTTCTGATCTGCAAAATAAGCTGGAGCAGAAAGACAGCGAACACGCGAAGGCGTTAGCTGACCGTGACTTTGAAGATCTCATTAAAGAGGCGATCGGAGAAGCGAAGGGCCGGAATACAAAAGCGATCCGGGCACTTCTGGATGTGGATGCGCTCAAGGCATCAAAAAATCAGAAAAATGACGTGGCGGCTGCGCTGAAAAAGCTTGCCGAAGCCGAAGACAGTAAGATGCTGTTCGGGGAACCTGAGCCGAAGCCCACCGGTAAGGTGGATCCGATTGGGAGGGTGGACAAACCTGCGCCCGGCCAGAAAGAATCCCTTCGTGACGCCCTGAAGGAGCATTACAAGCAGTAACGAGAAAGAAGGAGTGAGATATGCCTGTAACATTAGCTGAAGCAAAAGTCGGCATGGCCGACAAGGTAGACCAGCAGGTTATCGATGAATTCCGCAGAAGTTCCCTTCTGCTGGATATGCTGACATTTGACGATTCGGTATCTCCCGGAACGGGCGGTTCTACACTGACGTATGGATACGTCCGGCTGAAGACGCCTTCTACCGTGGCGGTGCGTTCAATCAACAGCGAGTATACGGCGAACGAGGCGAAGAGAGAAAAGGCAACGGCAAACGTGATTATCCTGGGCGGTTCGTTTGAGGTGGATCGTGTGATTGCGAACACCAGCGGCGCTGTGGACGAGATCGATTTCCAGCTGAAGGAGAAAACCAAAGCCGGAGCTAACTACTTTCATAATCTGGTTATCAACGGAACTTCTGCCACATCCGGAGCGGGGTTTGTCGTGAACACGTTTGACGGTCTGAAGAAGATCCTGTCCGGCTCTGATACGGAGTATACCTCCGAGAGCGATATATCCACCAGTGCACTGCTGGATACGAACTACAACGCGTTCCTGGATGAACTGGATGCGTTCATTTCGAAACTGGCTGAAAAGTCGGATATTCTGCTCATGAACAATGAGATGTTGACCAAGACCAGAGCGGCCGCCCGCCGGGCAGGCTTCTACGAGCGCAGCGTAGACGGTTTTGGCCGCACGGTGGAGAAATACAACGGGATCCCGATGATGGATGCAGGCCAGTATTACAATGGATCTGCAACCGTGGATGTGATCGAGACGAGCACGCCTTCCACGTCCGCATACGGCGAGACCGATATCTACGCGGTGAAGCTGGGACTGAACGCGTTCCACGGCATTTCCGTTGATGGAAGTAAGATGATCCATACTTACCTGCCTGACCTGCAGGCTCCCGGAGCTGTGAAGAAGGGCGAGGTGGAACTGCTGGCCGGAGCTGTCCTGAAGAACAGCAAGATGGCCGGAAGGCTGAAAGGAATCAAGATCAAGCCGAAGACTGCAGCGGGCGGCTGATAAGGAAGGAGAGGGAGCTGGGTGCTTTATGTAACATGGGAGTATTACAGCTCCCTTTATGATATGATCCAGGAAGATAATTTTCAGAAGCTGTGCACGAAAGCCAGCGCGAAGCTGGATGTATATACGCATCTGAGGGCGCAGGTGTTTGAAGAAGCTTATGATCCGGAAACTGCGACGCCGTTTGAAAAACAGGTACACACGCAGATCCAGAACACGGTCTGCGATCTGATCAATCTGGTCAGCACGCAGGAAGCGGCGGGGGCTGGGAACGGGCTCACATCCGTCAGCAATGACGGGTATTCGGAATCGTACAAGGTGACCACGCAGGTGGAGAAAGAGGTTGAGCTGGTGTCCCTGATCCAGCAGGGCTTGAGCGGAACCGGACTGGCAGGTGCGTTATGAGTGTGCTTTTCACTGACACGATGACCGTTTTTAATCATTTCTGCGAGGAAGGAAAGGATTCCTGGAAGCGTACCGTCATAAATGGAGTGCAGTGGCGGCACAGCAAAAAGGAACTGATCGTTGCGAAGGGTGTACAGGCGGAAGAACGGGTGGAAAGCGTGACGGTAGACTTTTCCAGAGGATACGGCCGACCGTCCTATGTGGAGCCGATTCAGTACGGAACTCTTTCTGCAGAAGAACGGGCGGTGAGCTGGACGCTGAACAGTAAAAACGGGCTGGATATCATCGCTCTGGGAGAGGTTTCGGAGGAGATTTCCAGTGAGGATGATATCGACAGTCTCCGGAAGAAATATCCCTACGTTGTACTGGTCAGCTCCGTAGCGGATAACCGGAATCGTCCACGTCTGAAACATATCAGGGTGGTGGGGAAGTAATGGGAATCACATTTGAGTGCAATTTCAACCTCCGCGATCTGGTCAAAACCCTCGGTACTGAGGAGAAGGGAAGAGTGCAGCAGTTTGTCACAAACGAGGTGCTCAATCTGTCCGACGGCTACATTCCGTTTGACGAGGCTGGTAAATATGAAAATCCCGGCCGGCTGAAGGACAGCGGACATATCGAAGATGGAACGGATGTGGTGTGGCAGGCTCCCTACGCACGGCGCTGGTATTACGAAGACGCGAACTTTCAGGGCGCTCCCCAGCGGGGAAATTACTGGGTGCCTAGAATGCTGCAAAATGGAGGCCTGAAGCAGATTGAAGACGGGGCCAGAAAGGTTGTGAAGAAATGACGGTATCAGAAAGCGTGATCAGATGGTTGAAAGGTTTTGATGCGGACCGGCTGGCAACTGTGAGTACAGACATGCAGACGGCAGAGGTAAAATCCTACTCTTTGATCAAAGAGCCTCAGCAGAACGTGCAGCACTTCTTATCCGGTCGGAAGATTGTGACGGACTACTTCACGCTGATGGCGCGGCTGTCGAACCGGACAGATGCGGCGCGTGTGGGGAATTCCGGATTTGGAGAGGCCCTTGAAAAATGGATTGACGCTCAGAACAGGGCAGGAAAATACCCGGTTGTCGAAGATGCGGTCGTTCAGGAAATCAGCGTTACCACGCCATTTTATGTGGGACAGACGCAGGAACATGAAAATTTATATCAATTAACGATAGCAATCAGATATATGAAGGAGAAGTAGACCATGGCAAAAAGAGAAGAACTGATCCACTACATCGACACTTCAATGGGACAGGAAGAGGCTGCATATGCGCTGATCGGAGACGGCGTATCCTCTATGACCGAAGAATTCAATGTGGAAGAGGAAACTACGCAGTGGATCAACCAGGCAAACGGAAATACGGAAGTCCGGTCGTATACGCCCAGTATCGAAGTGGAAAAGCAGGACTGCATTGACGATGATATGCAGGCTTTCATCGATAAGATTATAGATGAACTGCCTACTGGGACGGATGCGGAGACATACTACATCAGGTTCAGGCTAAAGGACGCGATACCCAGTGCTTCCGGAAAGTATGTGGCATACCGCAGGAGATGCGCGGTATCCGCTACCAGCACTGGCGGTGATGCAGGTGCCAATGTGGTGAACTCGATTAAGATCGGCGGCAAGGGCTCAGCAGTGAAGGGCTACTTCGATGTGGCCACGAAAGAATTTACGGAAGGAGAATACTCCGCGGGCGTCGGAGGATGATCACAGAGCGAGTTAAATAGCAGAAAGGAAGAGAGTTGACATGGGAAATTTCTATGGAAACATAAAAGTTGATAACGGAATTCGCAAGATCTGTGTAAATGATGAAGGGGAGTATATTGAACTCTCTCTGGCGGATACGAAGCTGGTGGGTATCGAGTATCGGCCGGATGTAATACAGAGCATTGATTACTCTGTCGAGGACGATACGACTGAGAGTGGTTTCGCGGAAACTGTAGTGGATATGGTAACGGTGAAGATGCAGAAAGCTGCAGAGAATGCATCTGCAGCAGTGTCGGCTTTGGATACGAGAGTGACGAACGTGGAAGCTGATGTGCAGTCTATCAGTAATGCCATTATGGGCGAGGAGGTAGAGAAATGAGTATCAATGAAACAGCACTGAAAAAATTGGCCGCGATGGGAAAACAGGCAGAAATCAATGCTTCAGGGAATACGGACGAGCAGGCGCTGGAGGTTGCTGTACTCTATCCGAACTGGGAGGATGTAGCTGAAGGAGATGCGCTGGCGGCTGGGGAGCGTTACAACTATCAGGATGCGCTCTACAAGGTCCTGACAGAGCACCAGAAGCAGGCTGCGTGGAATCCGGTTGATGCGCCGTCCCTGTTCGCGAAGATCCTGATTCCAGATCCCGGCGAAATCCCGGAATGGGAACAGCCCGGGCCTGAAAACGCATACAGTAAGGGGGACAGGGTGACGCATAACGACAGGACATGGGAATCTCTTGTGGATAACAACGTTTGGGAACCGGGAGCAGTCGGCACAGAAGCACAATGGAAAGAAATTGTAGAATAACGGGGGTAGAAATCTATGAAACAGGCATACATAACAATTCAGGCGGCTCTGGCCGCAGCTATTGCATGGCTCTCTGCCCGGTTGGGCATCCTGTTGCCGGTATTGTGTATCCTCGCCATCGCGATGGTGCTGGATTATATCACTGGCATGCTGGCCAGCAAGAGGGAAGCAATCGAGCATCCGGAGGATCCGGCCTATGGATGGAGCAGTAAACGCGGCGCGGAGGGAATTATTAAAAAAGTGGGATACCTCTGCATTATTGCGGCTGCCTTGATCGTTGATTATATTATCCTGCACGTTGCGGCACAGATCGGGCTTCAAATTACTCTCAAGGCGTTTTTCGGGCTTCTGGTGGCCGTCTGGTATATTCTCAATGAGCTGTTATCCATCATCGAAAATGCAGGCCGTATGGGCGCCCCTGTGCCGTCGTGGCTGACAAAATATGTCGCGGTGCTCAAAAATAAGATTGATTCACAGGGAGAGGGAGAAGGGGGCGAGTGAGTCCTCTTCCCTACATATTATAAAAGAAAAAAGGAAGAAGAGTATGTGGAAAGGAATAGATGTAAGCGACAACCAAGGCATAATTGACTGGTCACAGGTGGCCGATGCAGGCGTACAGTTCGCGATCCTTCGCAGTGTCCGCCGGTCCGGCAAGGCAGACTATCAGTTTGTGGCAAATCTGGCAGGTTGCCGGAAGTATAATATCCCGGTAGCTGTCTATAAGTACACCTACGCAACGACGGAGGCTCAGGCGCAGGAAGAGGCCCGTCAGGTAGTGGCCCTCCTGCAGCAGTACAATCTGACTACCGGCACAATGGTCTGGTGGGATGTGGAAGATCGTGACACTCTTCAGCCGCTCGGCCGCGCAAAGCTGACGGCGCTGATCCAGGCGGCCAGAACTGTGATTGAGGCCGCAGGATACCGGTTCGGCATCTATGTAGGCCTATATGTGTATCAGGAGAAATGGTTTGACTTCAACCAATTCGCCACTGTGCCTCTGTGGGTGGCCCGATACTATAACGGATACAACGTGATGCAGTTCGATAATGAGCCGAACCAGGCGAAGAGACCAGCGGTGGGCCGAGCTATCTGGGGCTGGCAGTACACCAGCACAGGTCGCGTGCCCGGCATCAACGGCAACGCTGATCTGGACATCTGCTATCAGAATCCGGCCAGCACAGAAGAGCCCAGGCCGGAACCGGGAACCCTCTGGTGTCTGTCCATTGCTGATGTCTGGGCGGAGTCGATTGCTAAAGCTGCAGCTACGGCATACCAGGGCTGCCTGGTGCACAAGGCGGCCGTGCTGGATGTAGGCGGCATTGAGATCTGGATCGCGTCCATCGCGGATGTCTGGACGCAGGCTCAGGCCGAAGAGGTACAGCGACAGTTTGCCGCTCTGGGAGTCGCCGGAGTGGTGCATAACATCCGGGTGCTGGAATAG